TTGCCCGTCCCATTCCACTTCGGGCTCCAGCACTTCGGTGTAGTTGATGACACGACGGAAGACGCGCCGTTCGGTGACGGTGCTGCTCCGAGCATCCTTGCCGGTCAGCTTCGTGCGACCTTCCGGCAAGTCTTCATCATCGAATCCCATCGAATGGTCATCGAGCAGCGACTTCTTCCGGTCGTTCGTCTCCACGCGCCATTCTTCGCAGACCGTGACGCGCCGGTTGTCGTCTGTGCCCATGCTCAGCCACTTGCCTGAGTTCTCGACTTCCGAATCGAATGTGGCATCGCTGAACTTGCCGACACGCGATTTCGGATACCTGGCTTTGTAGGCGCCGAAGGACATCGGCACGGTGATCTGGAGCCGCGTGCCGTCTGACCAGTCGGGCTGCTGGGCATACGGGTCACGCTTCACTGTGGACTGGTCGAGGATCCGTTCAATCGTGATCTTCTGATCGAGTTCGTGACCGCCGTAGGAGTCAAAGACTTTATTGACGCGATAGACGCCTCGTCCACACCATAAGCCCCGTTCGTAGGCCCAGCCACGCGCAATGTCGGCGCGAGAGTCGCGTTCGATGTTCTGGTAGAGGCTCTGGATGATGTTCGCGGTTTCGTCGTTCGCGTCGTCGCTGACGGGATGGATGCGAACGGCTAGATGCGCCTGTCGGAACTGCGCGACCTGAAGGAGAATCGGTTCATCGGCTGAGGCGACGGAGAGCATGGGCCGAGCTGGAACCGGAACATTTGTAGGATTCTGTGGAGAGTTCGGCGCGAGTGCGGAGAACTGGCCTTTGACATCATCGGGCCATGCGCCTTCGGCGTGCTGGAATTGCAACGCTTCTTGCTCTTGCTTGTCTTGATCGTGTTCGGTGTCACAGACGAAGTGATACCACTCGATCGCGTCTTGGATGGAGTCATCTGGCGTGATGTCTTCGCCATCATCATCGATCACGTTGCCAATTCCTTCTTGGTGTTCTTCTCGAGTCGCGCTGCCTCTTTCTCATCAGCCTTGGTCATTTGATTCGTATAGAAGGCCATCAGTGTCTCATGGGGCGCACGGTCCATGAGCCACGCTGGATCGAGATGATCAGGGTCTGTCGAATCCGCTTGTGCCCGGAGGTCGTAGGCTTGCTGAAGAGCGGCCCGAGCCAGTTCTGGATTGCCAGGGATGATCCCTTGGGCCGATTGGCGCGGCATGTTCTGCTGATACTCGGTGTGTGCCGATTGCGAGAGCGCCAGCAGATCAGACACGTCGCTCATTTGCCTGTGAAGATCCAGCGCAGACGCGCCATGAAGGACCGTGAACCCCATGCGATAAACGCATCCGTATGAAGTCGGATGGATTCCGCATGGTTGTCCAGGCGCATCGACATATCCGCGAGGAACTCGCCCTGAGCCTTGACCTTCAATGCCAGTTCGTCAGCGGTCTGTTTCTGTTGTCCCAGAATGGATGCTGTGGTTTCCTGAAACCGCGCACGCGAGATTTCCTGCCAACGGAAACCGCCGTTAGACGCTGCTTGATGGCTCATAGACGGCTCGCCAGCCAAATGGCAGTCAATGCTATGCCTGAGCAGAGCAGCCCGACCGCCGAAAGAACTAGGCCCATGACCCACAGTCCGTTATCGCTCATCTGATGATTCCCGCACAATATAGCATTTTCTGAAGCCATTCGCGCTTTGTTTTGACAGGATGCAGAGATGACGGTAGACCGCAGATGCTGCATCGCGGATCGTCTGACGTGTCCCAATCGAATGGTCTACAGGTGCAGTGGAAGTAGAACCACTCCCAGATTCTCATTGCCACATCCAAGCATGAGGAGACGTGAACTCGTCGGTCAGGATCTGATGCCCTGCTGCGGATCGCCTGGTGTCTTGCTCCGCTTGCGTCTGCTGACCGGCGCAGAAGTTTAGTTCGATGTTCTCGATGGCGTGCATGACATTAGCGAATTTATCGTCTTCGTAGGGTTGCCGCAATTCCTTGTTCGCAACGGACGTGAAGTGCGGATCCCATGTATAACCGCCAGCGAACGCATGGTGGACGAACGGGGAATCGCGATGCTCATCTCTCGAATCTATGATGAAGCGGTCAGCGGCATTATTCACGCCGATGCATTCTTCGCCGCCGCCATTCCTACGACGGAGATAACTGGCGATGTTCTCGATCATAGCTAAGCGCACGTCCGGTGAGTTGCCGTTGTCGCGCCACCGCGCTGAAAAGCCGTGACGCCGCAAGATGTCGAGTGGCGTATAGCGTCCGCGCAAGGATTGTTGCTGCTCGCCCATTGGCCCAGTGCAGGTCTTGTAGATCGCCTCTGTCGGAAACCATGCTTGGCGATAGTGTCGCACCAGCGGCAGGAAGTCCTCGAGCACCAGCCCTTCCCCGATCATGCCTCCGATGATCGCCAGACCGCCGCTTCTGAGCGCCTGAGCGCAGACCCATGTCGGCGTGTGCTTACCAAACTCAAATGATTCGAGAATCGGCGTGCGCGGATCGTAAGCCATCGGTCGCCAGTGCAGCGACTTGTCATACAGCCCTTCATAGACGGGCACTCCAGTCACGTTCGGACCTCGGCGTCCCATGACGAGCGTCAGGTATTTCGGATGATCAGGTGCGTATTGGCGCAGCATTGAATCGATGCTCTCTTGCGGCAGATGCTTGTTGTCGAAGATGGAAATGGAATACATCTTCCGGCCCTTGATGGAGTTCGATTCAGGAAACTCCTTCGACAACCAAAACTCATAATCGGACGGGTTCGCGACGAATGTGAGTTGCATCGGATAGCGTTCGTTGCGGAGCGTAGCCGCGAGATTCGGACGGAGCCTTCCTCGCAGTTCGGCGGCAACGGAAGGACGAACCTCCTCAACTTGGTCGCCAAAAATGCGCGAGACGCCGATGCCGCGAATCTTGTTGAACTCCTCCACCAGTGAGTTCGCTTTCAGTCCAAAGGCATAGGCTGTCGAACCGTTCGGCAGCGTATAGCGTTTCTCCTTGGAATCCCATGAATGTTCAATTCCGCGAATGTGGCACAACTCCTCAAAGGCCACACGCAGTTTCGTAGTCACGGCATCCTCAGTCCATCTGAATAGCAGGACTGGAATGCCTGGATGCTTTATAAGCGCATCGATTTCACAATCAAGACCGAGCGTAGTTTTCGCACATCCAAGAGAACCCTCGATCAGCCGTTCCGGCATTTTCACATCCCGCTTGATGGCGAGATGAATTTCCATACCTGTCCAATCAAGTTCAGGCATGGCTAGACCGCTGGCGGAATGATGATGGCCGGCAAATCCTCAAGCCATCGGACATACGCTTCATGTTCTTTCTTGGCATCCACAAGCGCACCAATACTCATCGCACTGACCGCGAAGTTGCAGACGGCACAATAGCACCGGACGATCGTGACTGTGACCGTCACCGACGTTGTTCGATGATGTCTGGGTTGAGTTCGACACACAATGCTAACAGCGGTTGGACATTGCTCAAGGTCAGGTCCGCATAGTAGAACGTGCGAAGCACTGAGGCAATGCGTTCGATGTCTGGAATGACCTGCATCGTCTCTCCGCGCATCTTGTCAATCTCACCTTCCAATTCTTCGATGCGTGAGGTGAGCACGGAGAGACTTCGACGGAGCAGTGCATTCTCGGCAATCTCGCGGTCCAACTGGCCGATGACATTCGTCGGACTCTGGAATGGAATCGTGTCCTTCATGGCATCCTCGTTCTGTAGCCGCTCTTTGAATCGTTCGACATTGGTCATGGTTTCTCCGAGACTGGTCCACCTACATCGCCGCTATTGGTCGTGCTGAAATCCATATCGGCTGGCGCAAAGCCAGCCATCAGCCCTGTCCATGCGTGAGGCATCTCCAACCAGATGGACGGTGGACAGAGATGTTCATCACCGAAATGTCCGCAGTTTCCGCATTGATCATCTTCACAGGACGGATAATAGGTTTCACTCATCTCGGCTCCTCTCGCGGCTCCACGATTCCGTCTGGATCACGAAGCACTGGCCTCTTCCCCTCGCTCACGCGCTCAGGCGGGGCGGCTTCGGCTAGTTCTTCCTCGAAACCATCCGCGAGTGCGTCACATTCAGAGGCACGGATTTCGTACTCCAAGCCACCTTTGATGTAGTGGAGTCTCGCCCTATTGCGTAGAAACTTAATTACATCCGCTGTCGGTGCAGGCGTGGCGGCAGCCTGGAGGAGCGCGGCGAGTTCGTCCAGTATTCGTTGCAGGTCTACGACGCAGATCACTTGCGTTTGTGACTGCCCCGCATTCGGAATCTTCATCCAATAGCGCGGGAGATGCTTGATGTCCGCGATCAGCGCCTCCAGCGGTCGCACCGGCTCAGTCATGCCACACTCCAAAGCAATCGCTGTGAAAGACGCCGCGCCTCTGGTTCATAATCCTCAAAGGCACATGTCTTGTAGAGCCGTCGATTGACCCATCGCGCCAAGTTCAACCGCACGCGGTCTCGGCCAGCCTTCCCTGTATGGAAGTCGCGATAGACCATCACGAACGGATCGATGCCGTATTCGCGGATAATGGCAATCCGCTGTAAGTCCTGCTCAATCGTGGAATTGAAGCCCACAAGCACGAAGCTCTGAAGCTGCCATGCCTTGATGCCAGCCGCGAGTAAGTCCTCAACGCCCCGTCGATACCGAGCGGCGATCGCGATGTCATCAAACGCGAACGTGATTTGTCGGCGCGAATGCGAGACGTTCCAGAACGGCGACACCGCGAGCGCGGATGCTAAGGCTGGCGTGACGCACCGGATGTCCAGCCCTTGACTCGGACAGAAGTCGATGCCGCGTGCCGTGAACGCCTCCAATTGCGCGGTCGCCCATTTCAGGTTCCAGAAAAACTCGTTATCGAGCAACACGACGAACGGACGGCGGTCGGTCGTCTGGTTCAATAGGTCGTCGATCGATGCGACGGCGCGGGGCTTGCCTTCCTTCTCAGGCACCACACAGAACGCACAGGTCCGAATGCACCCGCGTTGTAGATAGCCGATCCCATAGTCGATGCCGTAGAGGCTGTAGTCGGGCCGCATTGCCTCCACATGGGCCGGAAGTTCATCGGAGAGACTCACGCCGCTCCCGCCCACGACCGCGCCTTGTGCCGTCAATGCCGCCGCCTTGTGTCGATTCCACGTGAACACCACAGACCCATACCGCTGATCGGCAGACTCGCCGCTATTGAGGGGAAGCACGGTATCGCCTTGCGCCTTGTGCCATGCTGAGAGCTTCATCAGCGCGACATTTGGAAAGCCCGTGCGATCCAGATCGAACAGTCCTACGCGCACTTGTGTTCCAGCGGTCGCACCGGCTCAGTCATGGCTGTGGCTCCTTCGGGGGTGCGGGAGAGGCCAGCGGAATCAGATCGCAAGTGCATTCGTACGGTTCAAACACACCGTCCGCTTGGTTGCGCGACATGCACCAGAATAGGTGACACGCCTCGCATGAGTTTCGGTCGTTGTATTTGTGAGCAAGCACCGAATGTTTCACTTCTGGGGCTGGACGGAGCGAGGCCGGCGCCGTGAGGTCTTCTAGCATCTGCGCGGCTTCGTTCATCATGTCGCGGTTCGCGGTGCGTTCCCATGATTGCCCCGTCAGAGCCGCCGCCCGTCTTCGCAGCGATTCGATCAACTGCTTCGCATCGCGCTTCGGCAAGTTACTCATGTTCCTTCTCCTGCGGTGCTGGTGCCTCGCACAGCGCATCGAGTTGGCGGTTACATAAATTGCACCACATGTCCCTCGCTACGCCATGGGCATATTCAAACGCTGGTGCCTCGCTCAGCCCTGCGGCGATCAGGGCGGAGAGTTCATCGGCACACATTTCGATGCCGCTGCCGATACCTGGTTCCCAACTACCAGACTCGGCACGCCATTGCTCCACCAGGGCTTTCAGGGCGGCGCGATCCGCGTCAGTCATGGCTAATCCTCAAGATAGGTCCGACGCAGTTGTTGACGACGTTCTGCACTGAGCGGGAGATGGGGTGAGGTCCAGATGTCCCAGCGATGCCGCCACTCCCGCATGATGCGCCACAACTGCCGGATCACAGGGCGTTCTCCAGATGCGCGAGTTGATGACATTCTCCACACAGGTATTCCATGTTCTCCAAGGTCCATTGTCCGCCGCGACTGCGCGGAATGCGGTGATGAGCATGGCCGAAGTCTCCGCAGAACTCGCCACAGCGTTCACAGGCCGCATTGGCGCGATGCACCAGTTGTGGACGCACGACTTTGATGACCTTCGCCTTGGCCCGTTTGCGCTTCGCTCGATAGCGTGCCGTTGGTCCTGGCTTCTTCCGAATCACTGGCTTGCCTCGTCATGCTGAAACTTCGTGTCGTCCAACTTCGCGGTCACCATGTCTCGCGCTCCATAGCGACCAGCCTTCCAGCCAATCCAGACCAGTTGCTTCAGAGCCATCGCTTGCTTGCAGAGTGAAGCGTTCCACGCATTGAGCGTTCGCACGGTGATCAGTCTCGGTTCTTCCTCGACCGTCCATCCGCGCACCAACCAGACGTTATGGCTCGCAGCATTGCTGTCCCATGAATCGATGCGTTCGACGCGCAAAAGCTCAACAGGCACTAGCGTATGTGCTCGATGAAACCCGCGCCACTTTTCTTCACGCAGTCCGCGCACGCGAAATGATCGATGGTGAAGCGCGGTCCACAGCCGTCGAAGTTCAGATACCGATACCCGCCAATCGCTCG